GATGTTAATACATTATTTAAGTCATCTGTTCCTGTTAATCTCCCTTTATTCATGAAAGGGAACAGCTTCAAACTGTTCATTAGTTCTCCCAGGACTTTCGCGGCAGCCGAAGAAGATGTCAAAGTTGGGTTCTTGGAACCGTCCAAAGTACGGAGCCAAGAGAAGGTGTCGGACTGGGGCAACTGATCCTCAAACTCATCTGTTCCGGCTGCCGCAGCGGCAGCAAATGTTGATATTTCTGATGCAGCGGAAACAATCCGTGCGGAAACTAATTCTGTCATCTCATCGACGGTCACCTGTCGTTCGTTGCCGTTTTTATCCACAGCTTTAAAGCCAACTATATTATTCAAGTCCATAATGCAAATTTTAAAATTAAAACAAATACTTCACCCATGCAAAATAATTACTGTTCTCAATATAATTCGGATCATCCTCGTTGGAATATGCCTCCCTCTCAAACGATACCGTCTTATACGCCCTGCCGGCATCCTTCAACCGTACCGCCCTGACCAGCCACTCCACACCATACCAGAGATAGAATGCCAGCCCGGCCAGTACCAGCCACCAGGCGGAAAGGTCAAAACACAACAGCAAGATCCAGATAACTGTACCGATGGCAACTGCCATCTCAACCCATTGACGGGCGTGGGTACACTCATGGTTTCTCACTTTCTGAGTGATTTTCTCTTCCGGTCGCTTGCTTAAAACAAACGGACCGATTGTTATCGTATGGCAAGAACTGAACGCAAGCAGCACCTTGGCCAGAAGGTTGTTACAATATACCTTTTTCATGTTGTTCCTCCTTTTTATCTAAATAATCATTCAAAGAATCAGCCAGCAGACCGGGCAGCATGGAGGTGGAGCGTCTTATGATATCCACCTCTTCTTCGTCAATCTCGACACCTTCAGCAGTAGATTTGAATATCTTCTCAGCAAGGAGATGCGCCTTCAAACCCGCTACGTTCTTGTATATCCAGTCACCGTAGGCCTCAGTGATGTTGTTGGCTATCAGTTTTTCTTTCTTAATCCCGTCGTAAATAGGAAATTGTGCAAAATTTATTCTCATACTTTAATATTTTAAATGTTATAAATCCACCCAGGTACTTCCTCCATTCGTTGACTTGCGAATTCCGTTTCGCCCGACTGAAAAAATATAACTTCCACATCTTACATACAGAGCATCATTCGCTGTTGAAACATCCCCGGTTGATGATACAGTTATACTTCCACTTCTAATTACTGTATCCAAAATACCTTGGTATAAATGTCCGTCTATTGACTGGAACCGTTCGTATTTCATTTCAAATTTGTCGTATTGCAGCAACAAATTATCAACATTTACAGCCGACATATTAGTGCTGCCGATAAAATTATTACCGATATTGAATCCGCCAATTGTCCCCTTTGTCGCTATGATAGTCCCGGTGATATTCGCTTTCTGACAAAGAATCTCTCCGGTCTTTGTGTCCATCCTCAGATTAGGCTGGCCGTTAGTGCTGTCCTGTGACTGCATGATACCGTAAGGTGCCCCGTCCGATGTGTATCCGTTCAACTTGAACATAAATCCGGCTATGTTCGCCTTATCAGCAAGGAATATGTCGGTTACCAGACTTTTGTATTTCTGCATGACTTCCCAGTTGGAATCTCCGTTAGCGGATGTAGGAGCCGCTGATACAGAACTTCCATAGTTGCGCACAAGAAAATTGTAATAAACTTCACCTATTTTGTGAATGATCTTGTCACGCTGTTTTGCATTCCATACGTATGTCTGTCCGGAAGCCCATACACCTCTGTCATAAGGGAACGCACCCGTAGCTCCTGTTGCTCCTATGGAACCATCATTTGCAACACCCACACCCTTCTCGGCCACATAATTGTCATTCCAAGCAGCAGCATCGGAAGCTGATTTATAAGCCCGGACGGCAAACTGGGTGTATCCGGCTGTCGCAGGTACGGATATCTGGCTGTTCAGTGTCGCACCTACATGAGCCAGCCAGCTTCCGTTGTATTTGCGTGCAGCCAGATAAAGCGTGCTGCACGTGCTTACATTGCCTGCCACATTCTGTTTGCAAGTGACAAGGAATCCAGACGGGGATGGCGTGCCTGTTGAAGTGAAGTTGATCACGCTGACAGGACTGTCCAGCCAGTAGGATGCCGACGGTCCGACGGGAGCAACCATCTCCTGCCAGTCCGCATGTACCGTCCGGTTCGCAGATCTGCCGGCGAGGATGTATCCGCCGTCTCTTTTCCTGCGGAGTCTGCCGTTTCTGAACTTGGCGATTTTAATCGGAGGGTTGGAGGTTTCAACCTTGCTTAAGTAAGATCCTCCGGCAAACGATACTGTACTGTTCTTGGCATACGGAGTATTGGCGGATTCCCAATGACCGGCTGCTGTGATGCTCTCACCATCCTTTCCGTCACTGCCGTCCACAACCATCGGGACAGTCTCGACATCAACCGCCTGACCGTTCACGTAGAACACGAACTTCAAGCTACTGGTAAAATTACCGGAAGCCACCCCGACACCATCACCGATGGGAACCTCGGCCGCACCGTCACGACTGTACTTCAACTCCCCGTCCGTTGTGGCCGTAGTGACCGCACCGACTGTCTTCATACGCCGGCAGGATACCGAAGCTACACTGTAACCGCCGTTCTTGTTCTTGCTGACCATCGTGGCCGAAGTGACAAGGCTATAAATTACCGCATCGGAACCGTCCGCCCCGCCACGGACACCGGTTATCTTGAAAGTCAGTTCACGGGTATAGAGCTGCCCGTTCTTCATTGCAGCCAGTGTGATGGTGACCGTATTCTGTTCCGGAACCGACTTTCCGGCAGCGACGGATATCGCCACCGCTCCGGTGGCCTTGCTTGTGCTTGCCGTGAAACCGGCAGGCGTGCTGACTGTTAAAGTCTCAAGGGTGAGTTTCTCGGTACCGTACCACATGGATACATGGGTAGTCCATGACTGTGCGGAAGTAGTAACACCGGTACTGGTAAGAGCGACGCTCACCATCTCATTGTCAAGGTCGGCCATGATATTCGACTCCCCGTCCTTACTCCAACGGTGCACAGGGGCCGGAGTGCTCCATTCACTCCATACTCCATCACGCTTCACACGTTTGCACGCCCATTCCACCTGATGGTCTGCATCCACGCCAAGAAAATCATCTGTCCAGCCTTCCGGTATATAATCATCCTGCTGCTTCGAATCCGGCTTGTCAGGGGTAAGGCCGATGATGTTGGTACGGGTGTAGATCCACTCGTAACCTTTGCCGTCCTTACCGTCAGTCCCGTCTTTGACCATGACCATCCACAAACCATTCCGGTATATGTAAGTACAATGGTCAGCCGTATTTCGGTAGCTGTCACCCTCCTTGGGATTGGACGGATGGGATGCGAACTCACCCAAGAAGGTGATACTCTCACCTTTAAGTTCACGACCGTCCAGCAGCATCTCCCAGTCTTCATGCACGGTCCAGTCGGCTGATTTCCCGGCAAGGATATAACCGCCATCCTTTTTCTTTCGATAATTGCCGTTCCTGAACCTTGCAATTTTAATCGGAGGATTGGATGTTTTCACCTTGGAGATAAAAACACAGCCCGCCAAAGTGACCATGGTATTGACCTCGTATGGGGTCTTAGAGGATTCCCAATGACCGCCACCTATTACAGACAGGCCCGGATCACCC